GCGAGGTCGTGGACGACAACGGCATGCAGGTCGAGGTTGCCGACGCAACGCCCAAGTCGTTCGCCCTCATGTACGAGGTCGAGGGCGACCTCGACAAGAAGCGCTACGTCTTCTTCAACTGCTCCGCCCAGCGCGCCGTGGCGAGCGCCAACACCAAGTCCGACTCCACCAACCCCGACACCCAGGACCTCGAATTTGCCGCCATCGGCAAGGACTTCGAGAACTTCGGCGGCAGCGGCGTGACCAAGAACATCGTCAAGGGCTCCGCTGAGGAGGCCGCCACCGCCTTCGCTGGCTGGTACACCGCAGTGCCGACCCCGACCAAGGCGTAGCCACTCGGGCGTACAGGCATCACAAACCGAAGAGCAAGCCCCGTCGCGCATCCTGTCCCTGCGCGGCGGGGCTTCTCTCAGATACAGACAGGAGTATCTATGCTCATCAAGTTCAAGAACGCGACTGGCAGGGGCCTCCGCAACCCCCTCCGCTGGGGCGATGGGGACGACGTCCACTACGCCGTCTGCTCCACCTATGCGCTGAAGCTCTACCAGCAGACGTTCATCGAGGACCCGTCCTCGAAGCACCACTCGCTCATCAACGACGTGATGGACACGGGCGATGGCACCGAGTTCCTGTCCCTCGTCGGCATCGACTGGGACGCAGACATGAGGGCCACGTGGGCGATGATGCGCTCCGCAGACGTGGCTGGGCTCAACGACGGGGTCGACCCCATCCCGAGCTACGACGAGCTGATCGAGGCACACGCGGCTGACGTCATCGACTTCTCCGACCTTCACGTGTGCGTCTCTCGTGAGATTGATGCCACCTTTCGTGCCCTATCCGCCCGACTCGCTAAGGAAGCAAGAAAGCAAGAGCGGTAGCGGGACCCGCCTGCCCTTCACGCAGGTGTTTCTCGCTGCCATGAGGTACGGGTACTCGCGGCGAGACCTTGCCGTGATGCCGTACGGCGAGGTCATCTTCGACCTTGCCGCCATGAACGAGGGTGCCCATGAGGACGAGGCACATGCGGGCGTCGAGATGGCGACGCAGGAAGACATCAGAAGGATGCTAGGGTAGGTGGTTCACCATGGCAGAGTACGCCGGTCTTGAGATTCGCATCGGCGGCAACACGACCAAGCTCAACAACGCGCTCAGGGCCTCCACCAAGAGCGCTGCCGAGCTGCAAAGCCGCATCCGCCAGATTACGAAGGCCATGCAGTTCGACTCCACCGACCTCAAGAACGTGGAGACGCGCATCAAGATTACCGGCGACCGCATGCAGAGCCTACAGTCCAAGGCCAAGATTCTACAGACGTCCATGCAACAGCTCGGCAACAGCGTTGTCGGCCTGAACGGCGAGACGGTGCGCGATGTCGCAAAGCAGACCGACAACCTCTCGCTCTCCGCGAAGCAGGCGGACGAGCGCTACGCCAAGCTCACTGGCTCCCTCGGGGAGGTCTATGATGCGTGGAACAAGCTCTCGCGCAATCAGGGCAAGCATTTCGCCATGGACGAGCTGGGCATCGACGCCAAGACCGCAGACTACCTGATGAGCGCCAGCACGTCGCTGAGGGACTTCCGCATCGAGCTCGGCAACATCAACGAGTACCGCGCCTCCGGGCACGACGCGCAGCACGACATCATCAGCCCAAGCCAGCTCGCCACGTTGCAGAAGTTCAAGGAGCTGAACTTCCACAACATGTTCAAGAGAGGCCTCAACCTAAACGAGGTCGTCCAGCAGGCGCGCGACATGGGCATCGCCATCAGCAACGACGCCGTGGGCAACGTCCGAGAGTTGCAGGAGGCCTTCAAGGAGGCCGCTGCCGAGAAGGAGACCTTCGACAAGGCCCTACAGTTCGAGCAGATGGGCACCGACCTACAGCGCATAAACTCCGAGGCCGAGAGCCTTTCGCAGACCATGCGCTGGCTGGACGACAGCGTCAACGAGGTCTCCGAGACCCCGTGGTTCCAGAGCACCGAGGCCGATCTGAGAAGGGTCGACGCCGCACTCGACAACGTCGAGAAGGACTTGGAGCGCACCGAGGCCGCCATGAAGATTGACCCGGCCAACATCGGGCTCGCCACGCGCTACATGCAGGACCTACAGCAGAAGGCGTCTCTCAGCGAGGAGAAGACAAGACTGCTCAACACCGAGCTCAGCCACCTAGAGGTGTCTGGCGCCAGGGAGGCGGCGCAAAGCCATCAGGACCTCGCCAAGTGGATCGAGGATTCCGCTGAGAACGCCCGAACGGCAAAGAAGGAGCTCTCCGACCAGCAGGCGACGGTACTCAACCTTGAGGACGCTTACAAGGGCGCATCGCAGGCCCTCGCAACAATGAAGAAGGACATGACCCTCGCGGAGACGTCCGACAACATGCAGAGGCTCGTAAGGAGGACTGACGACCTCGCCAAGGCTAACGAGCGGCTCGCAGAAGCCGAAACCAAGCACGACGAGAATACGGAGAAGCTCGCTGCTGCGGCCAAGCAGTACGACACTGCGACAAAGAAGGCGGATGGGCTCAAGGATAGGATCGACAGTCTCAAGCAGGCACAGCAGGAGTGGTACGAGACACTCCAGAACGCCGACCTGTCCGCAGATGAGCTGCTTGAGGTTCAAAACATGCTCGTCATGATTAACGACGAGCTAGCCAAGACGGAGGGCGCCTACAAGGCGGCGCAAGTCGACGTGGATGCCTTCGGCAGGTCCATGAGGAAGGCGGAAGGTGACGTCGACGACTCGGCGGAGTCTATCCGCGGCTGCAAGAAAGACATCAATGACCTCGACAAGAGCATCGAAAAGCTGAAGGACACCAAGGAGTTCAAGCTGCTTGACAACCCTGGCGAGGAGATTGCTAGGGAGGAGGAGGCGCTAGAGCAGCTCCAAGGCGAGCTCAAGGAGGCAAGGGCCGAGGAGGAACGGCGCCAGAAGGCCTACGACTCCGCCGCAGCCGAGAACGAGCTCGCCAAAGAGGCGAAGGCGTACGAAAACGTCGAGCAGCAGATTGAGGAGGCCAAGGCAAAGCTCACAGAGGCGCAAGACGCCATGAGCCTCAAGTCTGGCGCCATCCTCAACCCCTCCACCATCAAGAGCCTCGGCATGACCTTCTCCGCCACGCTGACGCCCGCCATCGCTGGCATCGGCAGGAGCATGCTCGACGCGAGCGCAGACATCGACTCCGCCTACCGCGACATGCGCAAGACGGTCGATGGCACCGAGGACCAGTTCGAGTCGCTCCGCAAGCACGCGATGGACTTCGCCACCACGCACGTCACGAGCGCCGACCAGCTCCTCAGCATCGAGGCAATCGGCGGCGAGCTCGGCGTTGCTACGGATGACCTGACCGCTTTTGCGGAGGCCATCAGCAACATCGACGTGGCGAGCAACCTCGACACCGAGGAGGCAGCTGAGGCGCTGGGCCACCTGAGCAACATCATGCACCTCACCGCAGACGACTACGAGGGCTTCTCGGACGCGCTCGTGCGCCTCGGCAACAACGGCGCATCCACCGAGTCGGAGATCGTCAACATCGCCGAGCGCATCGGCTCCATGGGCAGCATCGTCGGCATGTCGGCATCGGATTTGCTCGCATGGTCCAGCAGCATCGCCAGCACTGGACAGAACGCGGAAGCGGCGGGAACTGCGATTTCCCGCACGATGAGCTTCTTCGAGACTGCCGTGGCGGCTGCTGGCGGCACCATCGACACCAGCTTCGACGCGATCAACGCTGCGGTAGAGGAGGGCGGCGACAAGCTCACCATCTTCGCCAACCTCGCTGGCATGTCGGCTGACGAGTTCACCGAGGCGTGGGAGTCGGACGCCAAGGGGACGTTCAAGGAGCTTTCGGGCTCCATCGACTCCGCCAAGGACTCGCTACAGACCATCGCCGACGTGGCGCACATGACGGCGGACGACTTCGCCAAAACGTGGGAGTCCGACCCGACAGCGGCCATGAAGGCGTTCATCGAGGGCCTCAACGACATCGAGGCGTCTGGCGGCTCCGCTGACTCCGTGCTCCAGGGCATGGGCATCACGGCAGTGCGCCAGAAGCAGGCCATCGAGGGCCTGATGCAGACGGTCGACGGCTTGGACGACAACCTACAGATGTCCGAGAACGCATGGAACGGCGTCTCGGACCAGTGGGGTCAGGCTGGCGACGCCGCGAACGAGGCGTCGAAGAAGGCGGAAGGCTTCTCGGGCCAGCTTCAGATAATGAAGAACATGTGGCAGAACACAATGGCCGCGCTCGGAGAGGGCGCGGCACCGTGGATACAGAGGTTCTCTGGCTTCCTCGGCTCGCTGACCAGCGCGTTCTCTGGCCTCAGTACGGAGGCGAAGGAGGCCGTCGTCGCTGTGGGCGGCATCATGTTCGCCAGTGGTCCCGTGCTGACGCTCGTGTCGACGCTCCTCACGGCTGGCGACAACATCAAGAGCTGGGCGAAGGAGAGCGTCACTGGCCTTAGCCTCGTTCAGGATGCGTACGATAACTTTGGCGACAAGGGAGTCAGGGCGCTCACAGGCATGTCCTACGAGATGGCGTCCCTCAAGCTCGTCGCAAAGACCCTTGGCTCCGCGCTGCTCAAGACGTTCGCCGCTGGCGCCGTCATGGCTGGCATCACGGTCCTCAGCGTCGCGCTCAAGGGGCTGTACGACCAGTATCAGGACCACATCACGGCAACCAAGGGCCTGAACGAGGCAATCAGCGGAATAGGCGTCGCGTCGAGTGACGCGGCTGAGGGCATGGGCTCCATCGAGACGACTCTGGACGAGCTCACCGTGGGCTCGGGCAACTACGAGAGTAGGCTCGCCGACCTCGCTAGGACCATCTCGGACTCCAACAGCCAGTACGGCACCTATGCGGGCCAGATGGACCACTACGCAGAGACAATCAGGACGCTCGGAAACAAGAGCTCGCTCACGAAGGACGAGGCGTACAAGCTCGAAGCCGCCCTGAAGGCAGTGAACGACGCCTGCGGCACCACCTATGGGATTGACGAGTACGGCAACATCATCGACACCCAGACGGGCAAGGTGCAGGACAACACAGAGGCCATCTACGACAACATCAACGCGCGCAAGTATCAGGCGATGATCGACTACTACGCTGACGACTACGCGAAGGCGACGGAGAACTGGGCCGCTGCGCAGGACCGCGTCAACGACCTCGTGGCTGAGCAGAAGAGGCTCACAAGCAGCGAGGGTCGAGCCGCATGGATTGACAACTACATCGACAAGACGGGAAGGGCGGACCTAGCCGAAGAGGCCTACAGAACCACCGTGGAGCGGACTGAAAGGGCACTGGGCAACGCCAGAACCGAGCTTGAGGCCACCGAGGACGTCATGGGCACGCTCGAAGGCAAGATGAGCAAGGCACAGGACGACCTCGACAAGGCCAACAAGAGGATAGAGGACGCCGCAGCCGCGCAGGAGGAGTACAGCAGGCGGTCAGACACGATAATCGCCGACGTGACGGGCAACATGAAGCGCCTGTCCGACTCCATGGGCGGGCTCGGAAGCAACGACGCGGGCTTCAACGCCATCGTTGACGGCCTCAGCTCCATCAGCGTCTACGCGCACGAGCTAAACAACGTGGACATGAGCAAGCTCGCAAGCGCGTTCGACTCCACGAACGGCTCGATGGCGCAGATTATCAAGACGCTCGAAGACGGCGGCGTGCAGATGACCACGTGGAACGCCGCGCTGGAACAGGCGCCAGAGGCCGCAGACAAGATGGGCTCGCTCACCGCTGCGGCGTTCCAGACGATGTACGACGCGGCGGGGCAGGACATCAACGCCACCATGACGCTCATCGCTGGGCTCGACATGGTGCAGGTTGGCGACAAGACCTTCTACATCGGCGACAACGGCTCCATCACGGACTCGCAGGGCAAGATTTACGACATCAACAACGACCTTGCGAGCATACCTGACCAAGTAATCACGCAGTATTACGTCGATGACGCGGACGCGCAGAAGAAGGCTCTCGACACAAAGGCCAAGCTGACCGAGGTGAACAAGCAGAAGACCACGGCAACGATTGGCATGAAGGACAACGCAAGCAAGCCGACAGAGACGCTACAGAACAAGCTGCGCACGCTGAACGGCACCTCGGCGAAGCCAACCGCAAACCTGACCGACTACGCATCCAGCAAGATTTCATCCATCAGCTGGGGCCTGACCAGACTCAACGGCAAGAGCGCGACCGTGACCATCTACGAGAAGACGGTCAAGAGTAAAGGCGGCAAGCAGGCCACTGGCGGCATGAACAGCCGACCAGTCATCCCAGAGCATGCCACTGGCTACATCGCCACTGGCCCGACGCTCACGAACCAAGGGTGGATCGGCGAGGACGGCGTGGAGGCCGTGGCTAACTGGGCCACTGGCGGCGCCGTCGTGCCCCTCACCAACAAGCGTTACATGCTGCCCATCGCCGACGCCATCGCCGATGGCATGTCGAACCGCATCGGTGGTGGCGGCGCCCAGTACAACGTCTACATCGACGGCGCGCGGGTCAACGACGATCCCGCCATCCAGGCGGCGTTCCTCGGCCTGTTCGACGTGCTTCAGCGCAAGGGGGCGATGAACCGTGGCTAAGCCTGCCGCTGGCGACTACAGGATAATCTCGGCGAAGGGGAGCGCAAGCTCCCCATTTGCGTTCGACGTGTCGGGCGGCACGCTCTCGGACGGGGCGAACGTCGACATCCGCACGCCCGCCCTGTCACCGATGCAGTACTTCACCGTCTCATTCAGGGCGGACGGCTCTGCACGAATCCTCAGCCGCATCGCTGGGAAGAGTGTGGACGTGGCGAAGAACAGCCTGAAGTCGGGCTCCAACGTGCTCATCTGGAAGGCCACCGATGCCCGCAACCAGCTCTGGGACATCGAGTCGGACGGGCAGACCGCGACCTTCCAGGGCACGTCGTACCCGACCTACACCATCAAGTGCTCCGCAGCAAAGACGCTTGCTATCGATATCAAGGGCGGCACGATGGCGGACGGCTCGAACGTCATCATCTACACCGCGAACGGCGGCGACAACCAGCGCTGGATTCTCGTGCCCGTCCCCGCGTTCACGAGCGGCGGCATCTACGAGCTGCGCAGCATGCTCAAGACCAGTATGTGCGCCGACGTGACGGGAGACTCCCGAGGCTCCAACGTCATGCTCTACGAGCGCAGCGGCGAGAACGGCCAGAAGTTCATCGTCACCGAGGAGTCGAACGGCCAGTGGTCGCTACAGAACGTGTCCTCGGGCATGTTCGTGGACGTGGCTGACGGCGCCGCATCCGCTGGCACGAACGTCCAGCAGTGGGACGACACCGACCAGCGCGCGCAACGGTGGAAGATGCTCAACTACGGCACCACCACCGTCGACGGCACTACCTGCGCGGTTGTGAGCCTCGGCTCCTACGTCACCAGCGACGGCCAGACCTACTTCGCCGACGTGTACAACGCCATGACGAGCAACAACGCGAACGTCGACATCCAGACGGCGAGCAGCAGCGCCAAGCAGAGGTGGGCGCTCATGCCCACGACCCCGCTCGACGGGGGCGTGCCCGTGGTGGCGAACCTCGGCTGGACCACCACCGCTGGGGCGGCGGCGTCGTCCGACACGCTGCCAGAGGCCGAGGAGCTGTACCCGACGTGGGTGACCACGATGTCGTGGTCCACGGACGGCCCGAACCACTACGAGTGGCGCTGGCGCACGCAGCTCATGGGCGGCGTCTCGGGCACGTGGGGGAGCTGGTCCGAGTGGACGGCATGGGCGGTCGCGCCTGCCGCGCAGCAGGGCACGAGGGCGTGGGTGCCTGACGGCCTCCCTGCGGAGGTCCCTGACGGAAGCCGCGCCATGCGCTACGCGCTACAGGTCCGCGCGATGGGCGTGCTGGCGAACGGCCTCATGGTGACCGGCCCCACGGCCTCGGCCACGCTCACGTCCGTGAGCAAGGCCACCGTCACGCTGGGCTCCATGGGCTTCGGTCCCGAGGGGCTGCGCATAGCCTATTCGAGCGACTACACGGGCGGCACCAACGTCGTGTCGGTCGACTCGGTGAAGGTGGGCGGAGTGGAGATGCTCGCGTCTGCGGTCAGGTTCCCCGCGCTCGACGCAAGCGGGTCGATGCTGGTACCCATGGCGTCGCTCAAGGGCTGGATCGACGACGGCTCGACGGCCACCGTGCGCTTCCGCAACGGCACCGACCTGCTGCCTCTCTCGACGGCCACGAACCACACGGGGACCATCTCCTACGACACGGGCAGCGGGCTCGACGCCACCCCGACCATCACGGTCGGCGAGGGCAGGACGCTACAGCTCACCGTGCCCTCAGCCGACGCAACCGCAGCGTGGATGCTCTACGAGGGGCAGCTAACGGAGATGCTGCTCTCGGGCGGCGTCGCCTACCTCACGCCGCCCTTCGGAGCGACCATCGAGTACGAGTTCTTCGTGTCCGTCGCCAGCTCGGACGGCGACAGGTGGGGCGTCGCGCACGTCACCAGTGCCCAGAGCAGGGCGCTCATGGGCGACTTCAAGCCATGCCACGCTTGGAACTGGGACGGCGGGCACTTCCTGCTTGAGGTGCGCGAGGGCGAGCCCCTTGAGACCGACTACGGGGTCAAGCGGAACTACGGCACCTTCCAGCTCAACGACCGCGAGTGGGAGAGCGTCCACTACCAGAAAACCAAGAGCGGGAGCTTCTCGGCTGCTGGCGCCATCGTCGCTGGCCTAACCGAGTCCGCGAGGGCGGACCTTGAGGCGCTCTGCGACCAGGGCTACGTCACCTACCGCAGCCCGAGCGGGCTGGTGGCCGAGGTCGCGGTCACAGAGTTCAGCATCACCGAGCACGCGCACTACACGGAGGTCACCGTCTCCATGACGCGCGTCACCAACTAGGGGAGGGCTCATGGCTATCGACTGGCGAGACCAGACGCGGGCCGACATGCTCACGTTCCAGATGGTCAGCCCGATCAACGTGGACCAGACCTACGGAGAGCTCGAAGGGGTCGACCTCTCCGGCTCCTCGCTCACCGCAGCCTACTACACCGACACGCGAACGAGCGGGAAGCTCCGCGTGGTGGGTGGCAACTGGGTGCGCGGCTCCATGATCCGCGTCATACACGAGGTCCCCGACTGGGGCTGGCGCAGGGAGCTCGGCACCTACATTGTCACCAACGACGGCGCGAGCCGCTCGAACGGCGCGTGGGTGACCGAGCTCACGCTCAACAGCCGCCTGTTCGGCCTCTCGACCGACAAGCACGAGCGCGCGTGGACCATCGCAAAGGGAGCGCGCGCCTTGAAGGCCATGGAGCAGTCGCTCGGGGACGCGAAGTGCCCCTACGTCGAGCAGTCCCCGAAGGACCTCGCGTTCAAGGACCCGAAGGTCATAGAGGCGGGTACGACGAGGCTCGCCGCACTGTTCGACATCGGCTCCTCTGCCGAGGACAGGCTGGACGTCGACGGCCACGGCAGGGTGGTCATCGCGCCATACGTGGAGCCCTCGTCCAAGACGGCGGTGTGGCGCATCGACCTTGAGGACGAGCGCGGCGTGGCCCTCGACGGCCTCTCGCGCGAGACGGACTGGCTGCAAATGGCCGACGTGGTGGTCATCCACCACAAGTACACCAAGGGCAAGTCCGAGAAGGAGGTCGTGGGCGTCGCCAAGGTGAGCGACTCGCTCCACCAGTCGCACGCCAAGCGCGGGTACACCGTCACGAACTTCCAGAGCGTGAGCGACCTCAAGGACCACTCTTCGAGCGTCGCGCAGCAGAAGGCCAAGGAGCAGCTCGCCAAGGACCAGCGCGAGCTCATCGAGTGGAAGCTCTCGACCACCTACCTTCCCATCTGGGAGGGGGACGTGGTGGAGCTGTGGGTGCACGACGGCGAGCCAGCGTACCAGGGCGTGCGCAAGTGCCTCGTGAAGAACCTCGACCTCAACCTCGAGAACATGACCATGTCGCTGACCCTCAAGGAGACGGGCAGCGGAGACAAGGGGGACGAGAAGTGACGGACATCGACAGCCTCGCAGCCGCGCTGTTCGGCTCCAAGCGCGCCGAGTCGCAGGAGGTGCTCACCGACGCGACCACGCGAACCTACGTGGGCACCGCGCTCACCGACTCCAAGGACGGCACCGTCATGGTCGACCTCGGCGGCGACGTGACCCTGCCCGACGACGTCGAGGGCGTCTCCGAGCACAGCGCGGAGGGCATAGAGGTCTCGACGGGTCCCGGCGTCCGCGCGGGAGACGAGGTGGTCGTGACCCTCGTTGGCGGCACGCCGCTCAAGACGCCCATGGTCACGGGCGTGGCTGGCGAGGGCGATGACCAGGACGCCCGCATCGCCACGGCGTCGGCTGCGGCGGAGGAGGCGTGGCAGTGGGCCGACGAGGCGCACACAGCGGCCACGGAGGCGCAGGAGAGCGCAGACGCCGCGCAGGAGTCGGCGTCGAGCGCGGCGTCTGCGGCAGCGCGCGCCGAGCAGAGCGCGCAGCAGGCCATCGGGGACGCGGCACGCGCGGAGAGCGCGGCGCAGCAGGCCACGGAGGACGCCGCAGACGCGGCTCAGGCCGCTGGCGAGGCCAAGACGTCCGCGCAGCAGGCGATCGAGGAGGCCAACGAGGCGCACGACGCCGCCACCGCCGCGCAGGCGGAGGCGTCGAGGGCGAGCCAGTCCGCGACCGAGGCCAAGGGCGCCGCCACGAGGGCGAACACCGCCGCGAACGACGCGCTCGCGCAGGTGGCGACCGTCGAGGACGTCATCGGCGTCGTGGACTGGGTGACGGAGCACGGCACCTACTCCCTGACCACCGACACGGCCATCGACCCTGACAAGGTCTACTACACGCGCAGCGGCAGCGGCACGCAGGCCGACCCGTACCTGTACGCGGCTGTGCCCGAGCCCGTGGCCGAGGACCTTGGCACCTACTACGAGCTCAGCGTGCAGGAGGCCCTGTCGCAGTACGTGGCGAGCCACCTCGCGCTCACCGACGCTGGCCTGTACGTCCTGAAGGACGGCAGCGGCTACAGGCTGCTGCTCACGAACGACGGCATGCAGGTCATCGACCCTGCGGGCCACACGGTCGCCACCTACGGCGAGTCGATCACGTTCGACTCGGAGCGGCCCCAGCGCATCGGCGGCACCAACTCCTACATCGAGTGGCGCGACACCAACGGTGACGGCGTGCCCGACTCCCTCGTCATCGTGGCGGACTCCATCGAGCTCGGCAGCGGCCAGTCCGTCTCGACGGGCTCGGGCAACGTGTGGGCGAACCACACCAGCGCGACCAGCGCGACGGGCATCTCCTCGTGGTCAGACTCCTTCGTGGCGCCCACCACGGCCAAGCCGTACGTCTGGATGAAGTCGTACTCCGTCATCGACGGGCAGCGCGTCTACGGCAACCCCGCGTGCATCACGGGGGCCAAGGGCGCGGACGGCACCAGCGTCTCGGTGACCTCCATCGAGTACGCGACCAGCACCACCGAGTCGCAGCCTTCGAGCGGGTGGTCGACCACCGCGCCGTCCACCGTGGCCGAGGGGAGCTGGCTCTGGACGAGGGTCAACTACAGCGACGGCAGCGCAGCCGTGTCGCGCGCCAAGCAGGGCAAGAGCGGCACGTCTGGCAGCAGCAGCTACACGCACATCCGCTACTCCGCGCAGGCCGACGGCACGGGCTTCGTCTCGACCCCCACGGCGTCCACCGTCTACGTCGGCATCGCGGTCACCAGCAGCTCTTCCGCTCCGACCGCGAAGGGCTCCTACACGTGGAGCCGATACGTTGGCCAGCAGGGGCCGCAGGGTCCGCAGGGCAAGACTGGCGAGACGGGCGTCGGCGTCGAGAGCTACGCACAGATGTGGGCGAAGTCCACGAGCAAGACCACGGCGCCGACGAGCGGCTGGTCTGAGAGCAGGCCGACGAGCATCGGCACGAACGAGTACCTGTGGGTGCGCATCGACACCACATGGACTGACGGCAGCACCACTCAGGGCACGCCCGTCGTGGACCTGAACGTGACCGACCTGTGGCACACGTCGGCTGCTCTCAGGGTCGACGTGGACTCCATCGACAGCGAAGTGGAGGGCCTCAAGACCACCGTCAACGGCCACACGACCACCATCCAGCAGCACACGACCTCCATCGGCCAGAACGCCGACGCCATCGCGCTCAGGGCCACCAAGACCGAGGTGCAGCAAGCGATTAACTACGTGGCGAACGCTGAGAACAATTACGGGTTCCAGTATCAAAAGGACATCGTAGTGTTCGGGGACTCGGACAAATACTACCCCGTCTACTTCACAAACCTCACCTCGCAGACGGTTACGCACGAGGTCATGATTATGCGTAACTATGCCGAGCAGGCTCCCGATGACTGGAACACCTCGACCCACAAAGGTTCTCTGAATCTCCGTATCAGGTGGAACTTTGGTGGCTGGGGAGGAGCTGAGTACAAGGCCGAGATTACTGTGTTCTCGGAGATGTACTCAACGATACTCGGCGATGTGTTGGCCGGTACGGACGGCGGGATGTTCTCGATAGTGTTCCTTCGCGGCGGCGGCACGGTTGGTGCGCTCTACCACGTCTACAGCGAGGTACCGTTCAGCCGGAATGGATACATGCAAAACGCTGGTGTCGTTGGCGAGAATGACGTTCCGTATGTCGGACTTACCGAGGGCACAGTGTATGCCAAGTCAGGAAACTACCAGTGGTCGGTCAGAGCGCCGCTCACAGTCCCAAACACGACCCACATAAACCAGTTGTATACCGTTCAGAGGGTTGTTGAGGCCGAGTCGTCAATCGTTCAGACGGCAAACGAGATTACGTCCACGGTAAGCAAGATAAGCTCTGCCAAGTACGTTACGGCCAATGCAACAAGTTGGACCCTTGCGAACCTTCGGACCTATGCCTCAGAGGGGCATCAGGAGACTTGGAGCGTCAACTCTACAGACGGTCTTCGTGTTGGCGACGTTGTCTACGTTAAGGGCACGGATGGCACGAGGAACGTCCCGATTTACGTCAAAACAACGGTAAAGTCGATTAATTCCGCCACGGCCTTCACGGGCATCTCTCACGGTATGGAGGATATTCTTCCTGTCGATAGTGCCATTTCCTCCATCAACCAGTCTGCCGAGACGGTCAAGATTAAGGCAGAAAAGGTCGAGATTGACGGCACGGCTGTGTTCTCGGCCATCAGCTCCGACGTTGACGACGCCATCACGTCCAAGGGCTACCAGACCTCATCTCAGGTAAACAGCGCCATCACGTCCAAGGGCTATGCCACCACCACTCAGGCTCAGGGCTACGCGAGCACTGCCAAGTCCGAAGCCATAAGCGCCGCCGCAACCGACGCAACAACCAAGGCGAACGCAGCCGAGGCGAACGCGAAGGCGTACACGGACGCGCTTGAGATTGGCGGGAGAAACTTCCTTCTGAACACTGGGGACCCAACAAGCTCAAAACTACCAAAGCCAACAGGTAGTGAAATTACATGGGGCGGTCCATCAGGAGGTACGCTGTCGTTTGCCGATGGCATTATGAAGCTCACGTCCAATTCCAGCACTGGCGAGCACTACGTACGACTGAATTCGCCGTGGCATACGCAGAGAGTCTTCGAGGCCATAGGTGTCGACCCCCACGACATTCTCGTGCTTAGCGGGTACGTACGGGCGACGATGGCATCGTCGAACAGCTGGGTAACGGTACGTATCCAGCCCGATACTGGCACTTCTTGGCTCAACACCATCACGCTGAGAAACCTGATGACGGGCGAGGAGAGTACAAACACGAGCAATGTTCCTATCCTGAGCTCCTCATCGACGGAGTGGGTGCGCTTCGCGGTGCGGGCCTCTATCCCAGAGTCCGTCGCTGCGGTCAGCGCCTACTTCTCGTTCCAGCAATATGGTACGTTCACCGTCGGCGATACCATCGAATTCAAGCGACTCAAGCTAGAACGTGGAACCAGCGCGACGGACTGGACTCCTGCGCCTGAAGATATTGAAGCCGGCGCCGTCAAGCGCACCCAGCGTATTTGGTATAGAACCAATGCATCTAGCGCACCATCCACCCCAGGGACGGCATCCTCGAACTGGGTGACCAAGGCCGACGACGGCAACGACGCGTGGACCAAGATGCACATAGCCATCAGCAGCACGCACAAGTACATCTACACGTGCGAACAGTATGAGATGGCAGATGGCACAGTCGGTTACACGGACGTACTGCTGGACAACACCATCACGGTCATCGACGGCGGCAACATTATCACGGGAAGCGTCACGGCGAACAAGCTTAACGCAGCTAACATCAATGCGAGCAAGACCTTGACAGTCGGAGCAATGACCGACGCAGCCGCGAGCACGATTCTGAACAGTAACGTGGTCGTTGGTGGGAGGAACTTGCTGCTTGCTGAACCATCCCACTACGGGCAAACATCATATGACGCATACATCATTCCATCATCTACGTCAGCTGCTGAACTTGGCGCTGAAACGACCCTCACCATTCAGTTCTGGGACGTTGAACTCGACAGCAACAGCAGCGGAATCGGCGGGTATTGGGGTGGCGGTTCGTCTGGTCAGCTCTTCCTGGTCAAGCCAAATGCGGACGGATACTGCTCTGTGACCTTCACCATACCAGCGACAACCGCATCTCACGCGCAGGGGGCGAACAAGTTTATTGCCCTTTACAACCTGTATAACGGGCACTCTGGAATGTCGCTGTCCATCGGGAGATGGAAGCTCGAAAAGGGCAACAAGCCGTCCGACTGGACGCCCGCACCAGAAGACCAAACCGCCTACGTTGATGATTCCGTTTCATCGATTCGGGTTGGCGGCAGGAACCTTTTCTTAAATAGCGGAAGCGCTAATCTAGCTGGTGTTGCGAACCAAAACAATATGTATACGACTAACTTGACTGTCAGTGAGTTTGTCCCAGCCGGAACGGTGGTTACGGTCTCATGC